CCGTTCGCAGTATCCATATCATACGGCTCAAATACTGCCCGGCGATCCATTTTACGGTCTGAATCCGCCATTTTGATTTTCCTCCTTATGAAATTTCACTGCCATCGAAGCCGACGAACATGTTCTTTGCACGGCTGTCGATCATCAGGAATAGCTCAGTAAATAGATAATAAAAGACTGCGCTGTCGATCTCCACATAATCTTTCAGTTCTGCTCTGAACTTTGAGAGTCGATATGCAGCCGTATCTTTTGTAAATATAACGATTTTTCTTCCAGTCGCCACGCCATCAACCATCTCGTCCGTAACTGTGAAACTGTCATCGGTTGCGGCGTATGGACTGATTGTCGCATCAGATGGGAGAATATAAGTAACGGACGCTGGCAGAGCCGAATTTGTTGCCGCATCCCGCCAGGTAGACTTTACCCAGCTGAGAAATTCCTTGAGCTTTGAATAGTCTCTCCATTCGTCGCTCGGGAATCTGGCCTCGAAGTCGTCATACCAGGTCGGATAGGAAGTCTGAGTCAGAGCATCATACGACATGGACGTAAAGTCATCATCCTGGAATTTCACGTTCGAGGAGTTGTTTCGTTGCCATTCCCAGCTTTCCATATTGCCGGAATATCCATAAGGCCCCGGGGCACGTTTCGGAAGGTTAAAGTTATACTTTCCGAGGAACGTCGTCGTCTGATCATCCGGATTATACCAGAATACCACGATCGGATATCCCTCGATACCATATCGTACCTTATCGTTTGCCTGCATGGCCGGAGTACGATACGGGCAAGTATCATGATAGAACATCGTGAGTTCCGTGTTGTTGGCTCCTTCGCTCGATGCCACATCCGCTTTCAGAACAAAGCGGTTAAACGGAATCGAATTTTCCTGCAGCTTGTAATTCGAAACAACACCATTGCTCATGATGAAGCCGCCCTTAAACTGCAGATCATAGTTCTTTCGATAGTAAATCGCTGAGCTTGTACCCTGCACGTTAATCTGGCAGCCTTCAAACGTAAAGGACTTGGACGTATCTCCGGGAACAACATACGATCCGGAGATTGTCTTCTTATCGCCTTTATACTGAGGAAGCTCTTTCGCATTTAGAACAAAATACGGAAGATTGGACGGGAGATTCGCAGCGATAATTTCAGCCGCATCGTTATAAACCTGATTATGCTGATACCGCTGGATCATCAGATCGCCGATTTGAGTATCAGCAATCCAGTTGTCAAGAATCTGCTGACGGTTCAAACTGTTGTCATAAACTCGAATATTGTAAATATCAATTCCGCAGTCATTCGAACCAATGCTGATGTCCACCGGAGTAAGCTGACTGAAACGTTCACCCGACGCGTACTGAATCGCTCTGGACATGATTCCATTAATATACATCAGGATCAGCCGGTTCTCCAGCTGCTTTTCGATGACGATGGAAAGCCTTACATGCTCATTATCCTTGTAAAGGGTACTGAGATTATTCTGTGCGCCTCTAAACTCCACGCTCTGCGGAGTAATCTTCAGGCCAACGTTTCCGGACATACAGCTCAGAATCGTCGCGCTGTAATCCGCCACCTGTCTGGTTGCAAACTCAATCTCAATCGTCTTTCCATTTGCTTTGAAGTCCGTTTCGAACATTTTGTATGGAATCGTAATTCTTGCATCGTCGGAAAGCCGCATGACAGTAATGCCGTCTTCATCCGCCTGCCAGCCATCCAGAACCCAGTTAAAGTTCTGAAGCTGAGCCGTAATAGTCTCATGTGTTGACGGATTCTCGTAGCTCCAGACGTTTCGGGTCTCTTCGCCATTGGATCGACCTTCAGCATTCAAATATAGCACGAGATCTTCCGTCTCGGCCTCGACATCTACCTCAACCTCATTGACATGGAAAGAAATCGGCTTGGTCTGCGTACCGGCTTTGATTTCAAACCGAATATCACCGGCTTCGAGAGCACGATAAGTATAGCGCTGTTCGGTACGGTCAACATTCTGCGTGGAAATCAATTGATCATTTACATACAGACTAACATCACAGTGATCATTCAGAGGATCATATACTCGATACGGAATAATAACTGAAGAATACTGCTGAACTTCAGTCAAGCCAAAGGAACTCGCAATAACAACGGTATTGTTTCCTTCTTCGATCGAGATAAATTCGAAATATAACTCATTGCTTCGAACCTGCTCGCCGTTAATCTCGCAGTCGAAATATACTCTGAGCGTATGGGCGCCATGAGACTGCGCCGGAATCTGGTAGGTTACCTGTCTCTGCGTAACTGAAGTTTCCTGCGTTCCGATCTCCGTTCCGTCCAATATAAAATGAACAGTCTTCGGAAGCGAACCAACCGGAGTATACGGAAAGTCAATCCGTCCAGTATAAGGAATGCTGGTATCGAAGGAAGAAGAGATCGAAATCGACGTGACCATAATCGAGAAGGCAAAGGTCTTTTTATTGGAGTAAATATCGGTCAGCGTCAGGATACAGGAGTTCAGACCGGCGCTGCAGTATTTCGAAAGGTCGATCCTAACAATTCCCTGATCCACCTGAAGCGTTGCCTTAATCGCGTTGTTTACGCTTACGCTGATATGCCCAGGACCGGTCGGAATCTCATCTTCGATTGAGCTCCAGGTGATTGACGCGAAGCATTCGGAGTCCGAAGCAATCGTCTTGGACATCCATCCACTGGAGTTTGTCGCACTAAATTTGGCATTGGTAGTGCTTCCACCACCTCCGCCTCCTCCTCCGCCTGAGAACGGACCGAGAGGACCTACAACGTCTTCATTATTTGAAGTCAAATATAAAAAGCCGTCTTCGGTGACATATGCTCCGTCGACTTTTCGAATCGTTGCAAGCTCAAGGTCTGTAACCCGAACTTTCAGATCCTGAACATCGGCGGACAAAGCAAAGATTCCCTGCGCATTACGAAGGAATTCTTCAATAATATCAGTATTGGCTTCAATGTCTTCCCGAATCGCATCGCTTGTCTCAAGCCCCTGCACAACAGGAAGAGAATGAACTGCCGTATTGTATTCACGAATAAGTTCATTAGTATCGCTGTCGAACAGTTTCGCGCAGACGATAAAGCGCACATCGCCGACGTAAAGACAGGCGTGACGCTGTACTGTCCAGGAGAAGGTAATTTCATCTTCACCGACTTCTTTATCGGTTGTAAGGTAAATATCACCTTCTCCGGCAGCATTCATGTAATTGATTCGAAAATCAAAGTCGCCAAGATCAATTGTGTTGCAGTACCGCGGGCAGCGAAAGTGAAGTATGTTGACATTTTCATCGCTGGTAACGCCCAACAGTTGCTTCTTGGACGGAATGGTAATCCGTCTGAAATCGTGGTCGATAGTCAGCCACTCGGTTGTATCTTCGCTGTTTTCGCCGACCACAGAGGCCGACTGAAATAGCTCATCCATTCTTTTCTTCCTCCTGCCCGGGTTTAGTGTTAAAGCATGTCCTTAATCAGGTCATACGTATCATTGGTTAGAATCTGCTTGGCCTTCAAAATATCCAGCAGTGCAACGATCGCAGACGGATTCGGAGCATCGAGATTCTCGAGTGTCTGCTTGTTTTCATCGGTAAAGTCATTGCTCGAAAGACCCTTTGAAGGATCGTTGAGCCTATCCACAACAGCCTTATCTGCATCGGTGTAGTCATTTGTTGAAAGAACTTTTGTAGAATCGTCCAGTCTTGTAACAATTGCTTTGTCAGCGCTCGTGTAATCGTTAGTGGAAAGACCTTTTCCTTGAACTGCATCAACCAGGCCATAGTATGCGCCGTTGTGGTCTCCGGTCATTGTCGTTCCGTTAATTGACGGAAGTGCAGACTCTACCGCCGTATCGACCATCGTCTGAATATCACTTTGGACATCCTCAACCGCAGCAGAAGCAGCGTCGGCGGCGGCCGTTGAAGCAGCCGAAACGGTATTATCATAAAGCGTCTGAATATCACTCTTCAGTGTCTCAATCTGCGTCTTGATCGCCTGCATATCAGCGAGTTTGGACTCAACGCTGCTGGCAGCCTCCAGAAGATCGTCGGTTTTATCAATGACGTTGACCAGTTCCCGGATCTTAGAGTTGGATGGAAAACTGTCTTTATCCAATGCAGCAGGCTCGACAAAAATCGTAAAGTTCGCCGTGCTGAGCTCTTTATCGTTTTTTGTCAGCACAATTTCAAAATTCTGCTCTCCAGAAATAGCAGTCATTTGAACGTCGCCGGCTACGGTCACGGTAGTGCCGCTAATGGTAGCAGCCGCTGAATACCCGTTTCCGTCTCGCTTTATTCCTCGTACAGAGGCCGTAACTCCGCTCCCCAAAGTTAATGTACCTTCGGAAGTAAACAGATTAAATATCAGAGTAAATGCACTGTCATACTGACTGAGATAAACCCTGGTTGGATACTCTCCAGGCGTGATATCAAGCGGTAAAGTATAAGTAATCATGTGCTAGAAGTCCTCCTGAAAGCGTATCGGTTCAACGTGAATTCGAACCCTCTGTGTTGTATTTAAGTCAATCTTCGGACTGACAACTGAATTCTGAAGCGTAAACGCAACGATATAATCTCCGGGAATGGATGTTAGTATTTCACCAACAGAATCAGATCGTCCGTCGACAGTAATCGCATAGTTCGTAATGTCAGTATTTACTCCGCTGCATGTGAATCCTACCTCTTTATCGATTTTATATCCATCAGGCCGAACTCCACGCATATAAGTTCGAACAAATACGTCTCCATACTGATAACGATCTTTCGTCCATACTCCTTTTGAACAGGCAACCTTAAACGTCAACACAAAATTTGAGTCATTTTGATTTAAGTAGATGTCCAATGGATACCCATGCGGAAATAAATCGATAGTTCTTTCAATTTTACGAACGGCTTCTCCAGAATCGTCAACCACCCGAACTTTAAACTGCCAACTTGCTACTTCCGCGTCCATTGAATCGCAGAGAATGAGCACATAAGCGCTCGTTCCTATTTGGCTAATAAAACGAGGATCAAAGGTCACAGTGACAACGTCGCATCCAGCACCGTCATATGCTTTATATGGTCTGTCTGTTCGATAGACAACGTCAATATCTTCGATCATAAATTCGGTAGCATCTGGAAGTTTTCCTTTTAGTTTTGCCTTTGAAAAAGACATTGTACTTGGCTTAGGCGGATGGTATGAAGCCGTATCTACAACAAAACGAAAATTAAAGTCCGAAAGACTATGATTAATAGTAAATTGAGTAATGTTCGAACCCGTGCTGTAGTCATAGATCTGCCCTGATATGGTAATCCATTTGTCATAAATAATAGGCATGCTAAGGCCTCCATTATGTCCAGTACTTTCTGTATTCCATATCCCACCGCTCACTAAGAAGCCGTTCTCTGCTCGTTCCTAATTCGATTTCGGCTATTCTTTCGTTCAGCACATCATAGGTGGTGCTGCTTACTCGTGCATTCATGTCGATCCCGAGCCTTAAAAAACGAACCGTAACAATATCATACAGACGAACGTCGCCTGAAAACTGGGTAGAATCTAGCGTTAGATTAACTTCAGGAATACCGTACTTTCCGTTTTTTATTAAATCTTCGCCGACCTTATCAACACACTGCTTTAATGGAATCCAGTCTTGCTGCGGACTGACCCCATCCCAGATATCGTCATCAACGCTGTTGCTTTTCGAAAACTTGCTGCTCACATCAACTGGAACAATTTTATGTCGGTCAATTGTTCCGGAAACATAATGAATATCTCCGAGGACAACGCTGTCCGGTCCGTGCCACTCAGAGTCGCCATCTTTGCTGCGGTCTTTCCCCTTAAAAAACGGTATAATGCCGGTTACCATCTCAGATATGTTTTCTTCCTGTTGCAGGTCGATAATATCTTTTCCGTATTCAATAATTACTTGATTCTGCTTTGCTCCGGTCGGAATGATGTAAGTCGTATAGTATACCGTGTAATTATCAAAGTAACATATCCCACCAAAGGTCTCAACAACATCGTGAAAAACACCGCGAACTCCAACAGGCGTGTTTATACTCAGGTGCGTTCCATGAGGATAATTTAACTCAGAAGCACCAGTATAAGACTTTAGAGTAAATGGATTATTGCTAGTCAGATAGTAATCAGTATTCTTTAAATCGGTCATCAACATAGCTGGCATATAGTAATCGGGATGTACATCTTTTGCCAAATATGGACTAGGATAGTACGTGCCCAAATACGGAAAGAATATAACATCGTTCAAGTCATAGCTAATATGCTGCGCCTTTACAGTGATTAAATCGCCAACACCTTTTTCATAACCATAAATGCGAAAAATCTGATTATTGTCTCGATTATTTGCTTTTGCGACGATTAGTCGATTTGTTTTTAATTCAGAAAATAATCGTCCGGTTGAAGGATATGTTAGTTCCAGTTCATAGCTATGGTCATCTGCGCACTTTACTCCACATTCCACAGCATCAACAAGATCACCGATTCCATGTCCAATATCAATTGTGGAACTGTCAGAGTTATTGGGACCGTTGTTTTTTGCAGGAAGTGCATTATGCTCAAATAATATTGGTATCACAATACATCCTCCTTTAAATCGTCCACCAGTTTGGAACAATAGTCAATGATGTCAATTGTCCCTCCCAAGAAATCTCCGTAGTTTTTCCAAGCATCATTTTTTCATAATCATCGGTAAACTGGAAATTAAGATCCCCATCAAATGTATGTTCTTTTGTATTAAGCACGGCGCAATTTGCAGGGATGGTAACAATTCGCGGTTCATTATTCTCCGTAAAGGTCAACTGTATACTGCTAATATTGCCGGTAAAATAATAAATTGGTTGTGCCTTGAATCCGCTTGGATTATGGATCGTCTGTCCATTTAAAACAGCCATTTTGCGCTCTCCGGTTTTGTAGAAGCGTTCCGGCTTACAGTTAAACGTGAGGGTTCCTCTCCCATATTCATTAAAATGGTTCAAAAATTCATGACCATTGCTTACTATAGCGTATCTGAAGTACTCAGGAAAATAGCTGTCTTCCAATCGGCCATATCCATTTTCTCCTAAAAGCCAGGAGGCTATTTGCGGAATAGCCGCATTTAGCCCCCCTTTAAACTTCACGTCAAAAAATACATTATACTGCTGCTCATAATTCGAAAACGTTCCGGTGTCGATAATTTCAGTTCCGTTTCGACCCGGTACTTCATAAGAAATTATTTTTTTCTCTGGGAAAATGACCTTCGGATAATGCTCTACGATGACACCGAGGTCGTTACTGCAAATGCCGTTATAGTATATCATCCGGCAGCCACCCTCCTTCTCTGTATTTTTTCTGCTATCTTATAAACTACTTTATCTGCCAGTGCTTTTTCATTCATTCCGGCAGACGGATAGACATTGACAACAACTCCGCCAGAAACTTGCTCCGCCGATCCGTTATTATTTATGGGAGCGCTTGGGTTGTCCCTCTGCGCTCTTGGATTGGCTACACGAATTCTTCCTACAGTTTCAGAGGCCATATCATAGTATCCGTTAAGCTGCGAATTCATATCAGTTATGGCAGAATCGACATTCGACATATCAACAACCGGAGTAATGGTCGGCTGCAGACTCATATCGGTATTGATCATGGACAGCATCTGTGCCATTGCATTTTGAAACGAATTTAACAGCGAACCGGTTACGACATCAGCTGTTCCATAAACTTCCTGGCTTCCGTCGGTAATGCCGTTCATGAGACCTTCCATCAGATAAGCACCATTTTGTGCCATTGCCTTAGAAGGAGATGCAATTCCGGCTGCACGACGCATGCCGTTTTCGACCTGATAGTAAATTTGCTCGCCAATTGCTTTAAGACGCTCGCTTATTACCGGATCACTGTATATGGAAAACTCAAGGCCGCTGACAAGGTACCCGGCCATAAGCGGAGCATTAATATCGCTCTGCTGATTCCAGCCATCCATAACGGCATTGTTGTCGAATTGTGCGGCATTGAATAGTGTATCGTAAGATACCTGGCTCTGCATTTCCGTTGCGGTAGCCGTAACGGTTGTTGTAGCAAGATTCGTTCCACCATCGTTGAACATTGTAGTGGTTTCTTCACCACCGATAGTATTACCAAAGAACCCGCGAAGGCCATTCATCATGCTTTCAATATTAAGCCCATCCGTAAGTCCGCTGGTAAGTTTTCCGATGAATCCTCCAATAACATTGGTTCCGCTTTCGCTGGCCGCAGTCAACGCAGCATCTCCGCCGAGATTCCCAGTAAGGAAGCTTGCTACATTTCCGCCAAGTCCGCTTAGGCCTCCGCCTTCGCCTAATCCGAAGTTTCCGGGAAGCAATCCGGTAGCATCTGTTCCGAGTCCGCTTTCACCGGCGCCCCCGAACATACTGGTCAGATCTCCGCCGCCAAGAGCGCTCATCATGCCGGTATAATATGCTTCTTGTGCGCCTTGACCTGCCTCAGTGCCTCTTTCGGTAGCGGCAGTTTCGAGATCGTCAGTTTCCGGAAATCCCATTTCAGCAAGCCATTTGTCCATGTCTTCTTCGCTGAGGTCTGCAGCATCTTCAAGATCAAGATCGTCAAGGGTCTTTCCGCCATTTTCAAATGCTGAAGAATAGCCATTATCAAATGCTGATCGATCTTCCGTTGCAACAGCAGCGCCTTTTTCTTCAAATCCGTCAGTGTCGCTGATAATATCAATGTTATCAGCATCCAGTGCATATGCAGTTATAACGCCCTGACCAATTCCGTGATCACCGAGCCACTGCTTAAGTTTAATTCCGATTTTGCCAAGTGTGCCAAGGCCTTGAATAAGCGCTTCCCATAAAAGCCCCAACAGAGCCGTTACCAAATTATAGAATGCACTGACGATGCCTTCCTTATTACTCCGGATCGATTCCGCAAGACTATTAATAAATGTTACGAGAATTTGTATTACCTTATCAACCATCTCCGGCGTAATTGCTCTCAGAAAAGTAAGGGCGGCAATAAGAATTGTTCCTATGGTAACGAGTAGTTTCTTCAAAAATGCAGAATTTTGTAAAACTGTAAGAATTCCATCCGCATATGACGCGATTACCTTGATAAACTCGGCTTTTCTCAGGAGCATAACCAAAAGAACGGCAGAAAGCACAAGACCGATAAATCCGACAATCTTCCATCCATTTTCCTGAAGCTGGTCCATAACATAAATAATTCCGTCAATAAGCATAGGAAGCGCTGCGGCCACAATATAAATTCCAGCCGCAATTGCCAGAAACGAAAGCCCGAAGATTCCACCTGCTGCTGCGGCTCCAAAAAGCCCGACGCCGAGTGCCAACGCTGCAAGTCCAAGACCAAGGAACAGTGGGAGTTCCGGAGCCAGAACATCATGCATTGCCTGAAAATCAGCTTTCATCTGTACCCACGGGAGTTGCGAAAGACCGACCATACCGGTAATAAATGACGTAATGCCAAAAGACATCATCGTAAGCACGAGAGCCAGAGACAGAAGAATTGCAATAACCGCAATGACTTTTCCTGCGCTGACTCCCTGAAGCTGTCCGACCATAACGACCAGACCAGCGCCAAGAATAACAAGTGCAGCTGCAATAGCCATAATTGCGATACTTGCCCCGATCAAACCTTCTCTGGGAAGTGCTGAAAGCGCAAGTACTGCCGGCACAAGAATGCCGATTGCAACGGAAAGAACGACCATGGATGTCGCAACTTGTACCATCGGTCTTACTGCTAAACCATATCCTGCGAGAGCTGACACAATTGTCATAAGCGTTACGATTGCAAGTAAAACGGCAGCAACAATAGCAATTCCGTCCCAAGCATTTTCAATCTTCGAGGCCATGCCAATCGTCTTAACAATGGAACGAATAACAATGCCGAGTGCCAATATTGTTGCTGCAATACCAGTTATCGCTCCGCCGCTGAAATTCGGCATATATGTAAGCATAAATAACACACCAAATATCATGATAAATGCCATAATTGTAGCTATCATGGCAGCAACGAATCTCTTATATGCTATTTCATCATAGCCGGAAAATATATTCGCCAGATTTACCATTGTATTAATGATCATTTGGATTGTTACCGCGAATGCTATGAACGTTAATGCTAAAGATATGCCATGCTGCATTCTTTCGGATGCCTTGACCATCAACCCTACAAAAATTGTAAGTACGCCCATAATTCCGACAAGAATGATAAGCGCTGGCTGCACGTCCTCAAGATGCTGAATATCTCGAATCTGATTAAATGCATGAATAATTGCGACAACAGCAATTGCAAAAGCAATCAGAATCTGGGCAACATTTGAAAAGACATTAATGTTTAACTTAGCATTAGAAAAGTCAGCTGAAAACGCACTCTTTAAATTCTCAAACGCTTTAATTGTATTTGTGATAGGATTGTTCTTCGAAACTGATTTTGTATTATTGGAAAACAGTGCAGAACCTTCCAGATTTTTTGCGATCTTAGACATCATGAACAGCAGTACGCCGATTGATACAACAGCATTGAAGAATGCCTGTGTGTCTCCAACCTGCGTCAGCAAATAAATGGAACCTGCAAGAATTCCAATGGCCACTGCAATGCCAATAAATCTTTGGACAGCCGCTGCTTTTGAAATAGCCTTGCTCAATGCCGTAAATGGTGCAGTAATATTAGTTACGAAGAGACGCAAAGTACCCAATGGCCCATTCGTATTAAGTGCCTTTACCGCTTTGTTCAGTCCAAAAAACAGGTCGTTAAACTTGTAAATAAGATAACCGATCAGACCCATTTTGCCGGCACTTAGAACGGTATCCCAGTTGATTTTCTTATACTCTTCCGCTACAACGTTCTTAAAAACGTCCCAGAAGTTTCTGAGTTTGTCTTTTAACGTTACCGTATCGCTGTTAAAAAGATCGCTGAGGCCTCCGATACTGGTCTGCAGATTATCAATTGACCTCGTCGCGTCGTCGCTTCCGCCCTTAAGATTGTTGAAAAACTCCTTTACTTTCTCACTGATACTTCCGTTTCCACCGAACAACTCGATAAAAGGCGCCGCCAATGTACGAAGCATCTTTGCGATTGGCGAATCGCCCTGGAGAAAATCCGTTACCGGTTTAAAGAATTCTCTAAAAGAAAACTTCTTGATTTTGCCAACAATTCCATCAATTCCGTCGCCGCTCGTCTTAAACAGCTTCCCGACGGTATTAATAATTCCAGTAAGAATAATTCCGAGTCTTTCAACTATGCTGCCGAGA